GCATGACGAACAACACAATGTCGATGAAATCAATATGGCGATGACAGGCGATATGATTATTCGTATTGCAGAAGGTGTTGTAGTTCAAAAGGGCGATTTGCTAATGTCTGCTGGCGATGGAACTGCTAAACCACAAGGCGATGATATTGTTCGCAGTAAGACTATCGCTAAAGTAACCTCAAATCATGTAACTTGCACATACGAAGACGGTTCTTACTGTGTTCCATGTGTATTAATGGCTTGCTAAAGGAAGATTATGCCTATCACGCTAGACGGCACAAATGGAATAACAACTCCATCATACGGTGGTGCAGATACTGCTGAGTATCTTGTGCCAGTTACACAGTTTAAGAATCGTATTATTAACGGTGCGATGATGATTGACCAGCGTAATGCTGGTGCTAGTGTTACCATTACTGATACAGGCGCACTTACTTATACGCTTGACAGATGGTTTGGATATGGTTCAGCAGCATCTAAATTTAGTATTCAACAAAATGCTGGTTCAGTAACACCGCCAGCAGGATTTAGTAATTATCTAGGAGTTACTTCAGCATCTGCTTATTCGGTTACTTCTGGTGATCTGTTTTTTATTGGTCAAGCTATTGAAGGATTTAATACTGCTGATTTAAATTGGGGAACTGCTAACGCTAAAACAGTAACACTTTCATTTTGGGTTCGTTCTAGTTTAACAGGCACATTTGGAGCTAGTGTTCAAAATAGTGCATCTAGTAGATCATACCCATTTAGCTTTACTATTTCATCAGCAAATACTTGGGAACAGAAATCTGTAACTATCGCTGGAGATACAACAGGCACTTGGGTTGGTGCAACTAACGGCATTGGTTTAAGATTGTTTGTAAGCCTTGGCATGGGTTCTACTTATAGCGGAACTGCTGGAGCGTGGGTTGGAAGCGATATTCGTTCAGCCACAGGAGCAACATCCGTAGTAGGCACAAACGGAGCAACCTTCTACATCACAGGAGTTCAACTCGAAGTAGGCTCTACCGCTACTAGCTTTGATTACAGACCGTATGGAACTGAATTGGCTTTGTGTCAGAGGTATTTTCAAATTAACAAAAGAATATCAGGTATTACTGCTGATACCACAACTGTTAATTGCAATCTTATTTATTATTGCACCATGAGAGTTGCTCCAACTTTAGGGCAACAAGGAGTCATTCAAATAAATGACAACGGTGTAAATTCTACTCAAAGTTCAGTAAGCATTACATCTTTAAATAGTGATAACGAAGGAACTTTTGCACAATTAGGCAATTTTAGCGGATTAACAGCAAATAGACCTGCTATTTTAAGATTAAATGCAAATACAAACGGAATAACACTAAGTTCGGAGTTATAAAATGTATAGATTATTTCGCTTTGAAAACCAATATGTATCGGTAACTCGTTTATTGGATAACACATCTATTCCATTTGTTGTAGAAAACACCGACTACGCAAACTTCAAAGCAGACATCCTAGCTGATAAAGCTACGCTACAAGACGCTGATGGTAATGAGATGTCAGCAGAACAAGCTAAAGAATTTGTATTAACCTTACCATAATGTCTAAATATACAGATCAGTATGTTCTCTACGGATATTGGGATTACGGTTATGCCGAAGGCGATGTATTAGCTACAGAAGGTAGCGCATCCATTACAGGCATTGGTACAGTAAATGCCGTTCCTAGCGCAATATTTGTAAGTAGCGCATCTGTTACAGGATCTGCATCTGTAAGTGGCGAAGGTATCCGTTTACGACTTGCCGAAGCATCTATTACTGCCGATGCCTCTATATCGGGCGAAGGTATTCGTTTACGGTTAGCAACCGCATCCGTTACAGGTAACGCTACTGCTAGTGGTCTTGGTGGTATTGTTGCACAAGGCGCAGGAAGTATTACAGGACTAGCCACCATTGGTGGCGCAGGAAACGGCATATTTGTTGGTGCAGGATCTTTAACAGGCACAGTAACATTTACTGCTACAGGCTATATTTATGGAGAAGAATGGACTAATTCTTCTGTAGGCGCAAATACATGGACAGAAACTGCTGTCATAGCAAATGTTTGGACAGACAAGACTATTGGAAATAACACATGGCTAAATCAGTAATTCAGTTTGATGAGTGGCTACCAGATCAGCCAGGAGTAGCTGGCGCACTACAAGAGGCATACAATGTCGTTCCTCAGGCAGTAGGTTATGGAACATTACCAACCTCTGTAGACTTGTCGGCAGCAGCAGATACTAGCCTAAACAATGTATTTGTTTCTAAATACGCAGCTAGTTCTACATTGTTTGCTGGTAGCTTTACAAAGCTATATAAGTTAGATACAACAGACTTAAGCCTAGATAATGTGTCTAAGTCTGGCAACTATACAAGCACAAACAGATGGAACTTTACTCAGTTTGGATCGTCTGTAATTGCTGCAAACGGAGTAGCAAAATTACAACGGTGGAATTTAAGCAGTTCTACATTATTTGCTGATTTGGATGCAGCAGCACCAGCAGCTAAGTTTGTGGCAACGGTGCGTGATTTTGTTGTTGCTGGCAATGTGGCTGGAGAAGAATCCAAGGTTTATTGGTCAGATATTAACGATGAGACCGATTGGACTCCTGCCACTACTAGCCAATCCGATAGCCAAACAATCCCAGATGGCGGTGATGTACGAGGGATTACAGGCGGTGAGTTTGGCTTAGTCTTGTTAGAGCGTTCTATTGTGCGTATGTCTTATGTTGGTGCGCCATTGTTCTTCCAGTTTGACACAATCGCTAAGAACATCGGGTGCTACGAATCTAACTCTATTGTGCAGTACGGAAACCTTACATTCTTCCTATCAGACGATGGTTTTTACTCGTGCGATGGTCAAGTACTAAACGATATTGGATCAGAAAAGATCAATCGTTATTTCTTTACCTATGTCGATCAGTCTAAATTGAACGAGATGAGCGCAACGGTAGATGTAATCCGTAAGTTAGTAATTTGGCAATATACAGACATTTTTGCTAAGAAGCGTTTTATTATCTACAACTTCCAGACTAGAAAGTGGTCTGAGGGCGAAACAACTACCGATTATTTAGGTACGGCAGCAACCGCAGGAACAAGCCTAGAAGGGCTAGATACCTTTGGAACAATGGACTCAATCGAGACATCTTTTGACTCTCGTTTATGGGCTGGCGGTAAGTTTGTTCTTGCTGGTGTTACTGGTACAAAGATCGTAACCATAACAGGCCAACCAGCCACAGGATACATCACCACAAACGACATAGGAGACGGTAGCCAATCGATGATTACCTTAGTTAAGCCTAAGATAGATACAGGCTCTGCAAGTGTCTCTATAGCCTCTAGAAACCTTTTAAACCAAGTTCCTACATTCCCTACCGCAACCGCAGCAGATAGCGAAAATAGGATCGGATTTAGGAATAGCGGTAACTACCATCGTGTTAGGGTTTACCCTACTGGAGCTAACTGGAAGAACGCAGTTGGTGTAGAGATTGATATTGTTAAGACATCGGGCAGATAATGTTTCGTAGACTTCCACCCCAAGGTGGCGATCAAAGGGCAGTAGCCGAGATCGTCAATAACATTATGGATGGCAAGACCAATAATACAGGGTCTATTACTTTAGCCACAGGTGGTGCATCTACAACCACAATCAATGATGCTAGGATTGGGCAAGATAGCACGATTATCTTAGTTCCAGCAGATGATGTTTCTGCTAGTAGTTTTTATCCATATCTTGCTGTGCAAGATGATACAGACCAAGCTGCTACTACAACAACTGCAGCCAATATTATGTCGTTTAGCACTACAGACTACAGTCTTGGTGCAAGTCTTGTAAGCAACACAAAACTAACCGCAGGTTACGCAGGACTCTACAACATTCAGTTTTCTGCACAGTTAATCAACACGACTAACGATGTGCAAGAGGTTAGCATTTGGTTTAGCAAGAATGGCACAAATGTAGCAGCAAGCAATAGCGAGTTTGGTGTTCCACAAAGAAAGTCTACAGGAACAGCATCTAGAGTTATTGCAGGCTTAAACTTTTTTATAGCATTGCAAAAAGACGATTATGTAGAATTAGTTTGGAGACCAAGCGACATCGGTGTAAGTATTGAGCATTTTGGAACACAAACGACACCAGATCGACCAGCTACACCTAGCATTATTGCAACAATGAGTTATCTGTCATCGAACGGATACACTAGCAATTTATTTACCGTTCCGTACATTTCTGCGGTTCAGAACGGTAGTGCAACGATTAGTCATCCTGCTAATTCCGTATCGGGAATGACCTATAAATATGTGATTGTTGGGTAAAAAATACTACATTTGTCTTTTATAATATGTAAAATTGTGGTATGGAAAAAGTCTACATACAACCGCACGAATTACGGATGTATTGGCCTTTTGTAAGACAAGGATTACAGACAATTTTATTTAAGACTCCTGAGGAGTGGATTCCTGAGGATGTATATGTAGATTGTTTCAACGGCAAGGCTCTTTTATGGGCTTTTAGGCAGGACAACCGATTAGTTGGATTCTCGGTTCTGCAACCCCAAGGCGATAACCTACATATATGGTGTGCTTATTTTGAGCATAACCTTGAACCATGTTGGCAAGCAATCCAAGAGATTGCCGATGCTGGCGGTGCAAGGACAATAACATTTGATTCCTATAGAAAAGGATGGGATCGAGTAGCAAGAAACCTAGGGTTTACCCCTAGAAAATGGATAAAGGAGCTTTAACATGGGTGGCATTGGAAAGGCAGTAGGTGGACTTGTAGGCGGTTTATTTGGTGGCTCTAGCCAGCAAGGTACACAAACCGTTACACAA